CATCCATCGTAAATGCATCATGTAACGCCTTTGGTGCGTCATCGCTGATAATTGGCTCTACCTGTTTTGCTGCTGGTGGCACTTGCTTACTAAAGACGTTGCGCACTCGATTAATTATTGACATTGATAAACCCTCTGATGATATGGATTGAGTATATCATTTTTACGGGCATTAAAAAGCCCACGGGTTAGGTGGGCTTTTTGGTGGTTAAGCTAGCAGCCAATACACACGCCGCCAAAAAGTGAAAGCAGCCAAGTGAACACGCTCCATACCGTGTATGAAACGCATCCTATGATAACTAATTTAACTGTCGCAGCAATTAAAGCTAATTGTTCCATCACTCACCACCCTTAGTGGCTTCTAGTGCTGAATAGCACTCATTAACAGCATTGGTTATTTTTGCATCCTCTCTGACTCCTATAAAGAAATCTCCATCAGATTCATATATTCCAGCGCTATGCATTATTATTTCCAAAGCCTCTCGCAACAATTTAATCTTTTCCTTATCTGTCATCGACTCATCAACGACAGCCGCAACTTCACTACCAACCTTAACTGCCTTAATAAACTGGTTGAAGTGCTTACCTACTGATTCAACAGCCATTAGCGCGGCGTGTTCTTCTGGCGATACGTCAGAATAAGAGAACGTCTTGCCGTTTTTGAACTCTACGAACAAGGCAGTAAATGGCTGATGATAGCCAATTGCCGCGATGTTGCTTGATGTTACTGGTGTCATTTTCATTATGTTTATTCCCATTAAATTAAGTTGATTAAAGACATGACCGATACCACGGTCATAGTCACGATAAAACCGATAAACAATTTTGCACCGGTTGTGTATTTCATAACTAGTTATCCTCTGCTGCTAATTCTAGGTTCTTGGCCATGCGATTCATCCAGCCTTTGCCGTACTTATCGAAGGTTGCAACCTGGGTGAAAAACTTGATCCGCTCTGCAATGAAAAGCATGAGCAAATCGTTAATGTCCATTTCGTTAACTTTAGCTAACGTCATAGGGCCAATAATGCCGTCATCTTTTACGCCAACCGCACGCTGCATAATTTTGGTTGCGTTAACAGCACCGTGATTGATTGCGGCATCAAAGAATTGATACTGCATTGACTGATGAAATCTATCCATGTTTAGCGGTCGCCACCAATCATAAAAATAAATCATTTTGGCTTCATCAACCGTTAGCGCTTCGATATTGGTTGTAGGATAAGTCATAGCAGATAAACCAAACTTAGTACCTTTTAGCTCACCTTGACCGACTACGCCGCTAGTCCAGTTTCCACGGTCATTGTGCATCTTTTGAAAGCCACCTTCATGACCGATTACTCTATCGAATACTTTATGGAACATTTTCTACCTCCGTTGTTAACCTGCAATTACTATAACACGATTCCGCAATAATGCTTTACTTATTTTAATTTATGTCATATTATTTGTGCATCATAACGAAACGGACAACAACCATGCTTAAATTCATCAGCAACGCCAATAAACTAATCAACAACAACTGCGAGCTAATCGCGTTAGCAATCGTGCTTATAGCATATGCTGCGCACCTGGTTATCACTCTATGAACCTAGTCACCTGCATAATGATGGCGATAGCGGTTTATGCCATATCGACATCAGCAGTTATTGTCACAGCAAGAAGCTTTGGCGATGCATTTAAAAAAATCACAGCAATCAACGCTGCTTTTGCTATAGCAGCAATAATTATTTACTAAGGAAGCCACATGACAAACAGCACAGATTTAATACCACCAGCAGGAACCACGCATACCATTAAGCCAGAATACAGCAAATCTCCGCTATGGAATGTCATTAAAGCACTTGGCAATAAGTGCTTTTACTATAACGGCATTCAATGGTTTCCAGTTCTTGACGAAAGCTATCTTGATTATTATCTAAAGTTTTACGACGCCGTTACGCACGAAGAAATTCCAACTGAAACGCCAGAAGAAGCTGAGGCATTTAATAAAATGAAGCCTTACGAATTTGATGAGCATGTTAGCGGTGGATTAAGCGCGCAATACAAAGACGACACCCAATACTTTGGTGAGGATGTGCCAAGAGCGCCATCAGAAAAAATGAAGGTAGCACTTAAAGAGGCTTCTCGGTATGTCACTGTGCCGGTAACCGTAGAGGGGAATAACGGCGACAAGATTGCATGCACCGAAAAGAAAATAGCTATTGTCGGCGGCGTAGAAATTGGTCAACATAGCGGTAGCGGTTTTTTAAGTCGCTGCATTACCATCCCAAATCGACCTGTATTCATAAAGCCTGAATTTAATAAGCCAGTATTCACGCAAGCAATGGCTGATAAAGGTGGCGCTAAGTATGACCATGGCAAGCCGCGCTATGATTTACTACCAGCAATAGCCATTGATGAAATGGCTAAAGTCCTTACTTTTGGTGCTGAAAAGTATTCGCCAAACTCATGGCAAAACATACCTGACGCCATTAATCGGTATCGAGCAGCATTATTACGCCATACGTTTGCTATCCAGCGCGGCGAACTTATTGATGATGAAAGCGGCCTGCCACATTCGGCACTAGCTATGACTAACGCAGCGTTTATTGTCGAGCTAGAAAAGAAGTGCTAGACCTACCACCAACACATTGCCAAGCTCAGAAGCAAATAGCTATTGAGATAATGCAATCTGTTAACAGTGCTGATTTGAGTAAAATCAAGTCAGCGAATAAAGATAAGAAAATACTTAGACTAGCGCTTGATAACTTTTCGAATGAAAAATTAAGCGTTAGTGAGTTTTCAATAATAATTTATGAGGGATGTGAAGATGAATAATGCAGTAGAACAGCGCATGAAATTCATCGAGGTATGCTTGATTGATTTTGGCAGCATTAAACGCGAAACAGTGGCGAAGTATTTCGGCATTAGCGCACCACAAGCAACTCGTGATTTATCAATGTATGATGAACTTGTTGGTGGCATTGGGTATAGCAAGCATTCAAAACGCTACGAAAAAATGTCAACGTATAAACCTTATTTTGATTGGGAGTAGAAGATATGGATAAGCTTTTTAATAAAGAAGGATCAACTAATACAGTTTTACTGTTAAATAAAGCGATAAGACAAATTGCAGATGCGTCTGGCGCGGGCGCGTGTTGCGGTGTTGATGTTGGCGGTGATGTAAGTCATACAGCTAAAACTATTATTGCAAGATACGACAAACTAAGCGAGCAAAACAAGCTGCTGCGAGATTGCTTATCTGATTTAGACCACACCCTATATGGTTACAAAAACCCGCCACCACTAGTTAAAACGGCTATTGATAATGCGCAAAAAGCACTAGAGGCCACCAAATGAATAAACTAATCGAATTTCTATCAGGATTTCTTTGTGGCGTTGTCACGGTTTATTTACTTTGGCTTATGTTCGCCTAGGTTTTGGCTTATAATCACCTGACTTAAATCAATTAATGAGGTGATTATAATGATAAACAAATGGACTAGTCGCAAGTTTTGGACAGTTAATTTCTGGCAAGCGGTATCAACCGTTGCGCTGATTTTCGATAAGGTAGACGGATCAACATATGCAATGTTAACCGCCGGCCTTATTGGTATTTATGCTGCGGGTAACTTTGCTGATAAGAAAGTCGCCCAAGGGGATGATAATGCTAAGTCAACTTAAGTTGTACGCATTAGGTGCGCTAGCCATATTCGTGAGCATCTTTGGCGCTATGTTTGCTTATCGTGGCAAAAAGATTGAAGCACTGCAAGAAGATGTTAAAACCGAAAAAGCCAACATTAAAACGGTCGAGGCGGTTATTGAAAAGCAGCAAAAGATTAATGCAGTTCAGGGGCAATACCATGCGATTGACACGAATATTATTAAGTCTAGCGCTACTAGTAAGCGTGACAGGCTGTCAAAGTTCAACAGAGATTAGGTATATTGAGGTTCCAGTTTGTACTGGCTTAGAGACGATTAATCCAAGTGCTGACGACGTGTTAACCAATGGCACTATCGACCAAATACTATCGCTAAACTGCAAGATACTAGCCTGTAAAGGCATTAAGCATCCAGCGTGTGAATAAAACAAAGCCCTCAAATAAGAGGGCTTTTTATTACACTAATAATGGCTACAACCTTGGCAAGTCTAGCTCCCCCTCATACCATGATAGCAATGATGTTATATCCTGCGGCTGAGTATCAAGTGAGGTCAATCTAAGCAGGTAAGTTGTATTTCTTCGAAGCAATCGCTCACGACCAAGAACTTTACCGGGATCTCCTTTGCCTTGATTTGATGTATTGCCAATAAGATAGTCAGGCGCAAAAACAAGTGTTCCAGGAGCTGTAACTGTTGCGCCAGTAATGATCTGAGATAGCCCTGTGACAGGATTTATATCTGAGGCGTTTTGATACGCTGCAATAGTTCCTCCTGTGTATGTTGGTTCCCTAAATATCTCGGCGGTAACCCCTAGTCCACTATAACCAATTACGCGACCCTTCAATGATAATGGCAGCGCGCCAGTAATAAATATCGTGTTATTAGATGCAAGGCCTGCTACATCTGTAAATAATGCTGATGCTTCATGCTGAGTACCAAGCTTTGAATTAGCCTCGGTATAGGTCTGTGATATAAAGCCAGCAAGGCCATTAAAATAATCAGCATCCAGATTAAGCGAAGCCCCATTACTAGCCGTTACAACAACATTTGCATTACTGCTTATTGCATACGCCCAGATAAAGCTGCCAGCAGGTATGCCGTCATAACGGATCTCAGTGCCAATAATGGTATCGCGCATCACGGCGGTAGCGGTATCTAACGCAGCCGCAATAGAAGTCGCAACAACATAGACAATTTTTGTCTTACCTTCATGGTGACGAATAATGCCATCAGCTCCTGTTGTTATTTGCGTCCACACTTCCTGTGTTAGATTGATTAATTGTGATGGCATGATTATTCCTTTGGCTTATATCTTGGTTTTTATATTGGTTTAGCCGCTGGTTAGGCGGCTTTTGTTATTCAGTAACTATACTAGATGAGCCTACTGCACCAGCTAGATAGCCACTATTTGCGGTGTAATTCGCTTCTAATCCTGATGCTATTGGAAGGTGAACAACCACCTCTCCCCCAGACTTAACCGCGCTTTTGTATAGAGTAAATATCTTGTCGCCCATCGAAGATTTAGCATTAAATGTTACATCTGTTTTATCAGAGGTTACTCCACTAATTAATAGCGTGGTCTTTTTTATCCCAACACTAGCATTGGAGTCTTTAGCAGCATTCCAAGATGCTATATCAGCATAGTTAACACCTGAAATTCTAGCTACTACAGGCGGTAGTGTTATTGCTGTTGATACTCTCATACCATAAGATGAACCAGTTGAAGCTTCGCCACTTCCACCAATAGTCAGCAACGAGCTTATGCTGTCAGTATTTGTTAAAGTAACATCTCCGACACAACAAACAGATGATCGCCAAAACTGAGCATCATCACATACTATTGTATTACTTGATGTAGCCTGTTCAACTCGTATATCCTGATTTGACACAAACAAAGTTTCGTCAAAGAATTTAGCTCCAGCATAAGTTCCTTTAGCGTATGCACATACAGTATCCGCTGCATGGATTTCATTACCAAATGAAATTGCATTGCTTTCTTTTGTTAATGTTCCTATTACTGCGCCATGGATAAGATTATAACAACGATACCCGCTACCTAGGTCTGTTAGTAAGTGAGCAGGGCCATGTATTGTCGGAATTTCAGAACCGAATGTTTCAACAAAAAACTCGTTACTATGTATTGCTCCATCTTCAATATAACTTTTGGTAACTTCCCGACCAACAGTTGCTGTAATCCCATGGTTAGCTTTAATTTGTATATTGGTATTACAAGCAATCACAGGACGCTTTGTTGGTCTTGATGCAAATGGGTTATGAATAGCAAAAGGCGTCATCATACATACTTCACTTTCATTCTCTATTCTTAAATCGTGGTTACCTATAATCTTTGAAAAATTAGAACCAGCAACAATTTTTACAACGTGACAGTTTCCCATAGTTATAGTGTTAGTATTTATAATCTTTCCATAAATCCCGCTTACTGAAATATCCCAGTCTGCCCAGTTTGACGTTTCAGTAAAGTTAAGGAAAAATGGTGCAGAACCACTTACGCTAGGCAGAAATGCCCTAACATTAAATAGAAACTTATGGACTCTTAGTACGCATACATTGCCAGATCCAGCATTAGATTTTGGCTTTAAGAATTGACCTAGTATCTTATTTCCTAAGTCAAGCATAGACCCATCAGTAGCGCAAATACCACCATCCATAATATCAGCGGTATAGTTATTCGCATTTGATGATATAAAGTGCCATTCAGCTTGAGTTGCTGACGGCTGCCATCTTGCCCAAGAAAATAATTTACATGTAGTTGTTTGGGTTGATGAATATTGAATTAATTCACGCACTCCGTCAGCGCTGGTAAAATTAAAATGACCTACATAAAAAGCAGTATCATATGAGGCAGACCCTAAAATTCTAAATCCAAAGGTAGACGCTCTTTGTATGTCAATGGTGGTTTTATATTTATTGATTGGGTTTAAATATAGAAACTCTTTATTTGTATCTAGAGTACCTGTTTCCTGATAAATACCATCATTAACTAATATCTGGTCTTTACTAACACAGACGCTTAACGCTTTGGCTATTGTTAAATATGGATTGGCTTTTGTGCCGTTTCCAGTAGTATCATTACCAACAATTAAACCATTACTTACCTGATTGCTTACATATATATTTGACATTTAAACTTCACCCCACTGGTTAGCTGAAAACCATATCCCATTAAAATTTTGATTAATGAGCCCATGCATATACCATAATATTATTAAATCAAAATATTTTGAGTCTTTTCTCAAAGAAGGCATTTTCTACTCCTTTGGTGACACTGTTATTGTCGCGTTTTCCGATACAGCATAAGCCCAAATAAAATCGGCAGCAGGTACACCCCAATAAACGAATGATGAACCCATAATTGTGGAGTCCATTACCGGTGTTGCAGGGGTTAAGCCTGCTGGCGTAACAGCAGCTTCGACATAAACGACTTTAGTCTTGCCAGATTGGTGATTGATTGATCCGCTTTTATCTGTTGTGGTTAATTGTGTCCAGACGTTTTTTACTAGTGCGACTTGAGTTGATGCCATGATTTAAACCCTTATTACATTTTTAAGTTAACTTCATTATCGTTGTTTAAATATCAATCATCAACAACAGTTTTTATATAGTAGTTTAACGTAAGCGTGACAGGCTATTTAAAATCAGAATAGCCAATTAATTAAACAGTATGTAAACTAGTAGAGCCAATTCGGTATTTATTACACTTACGGAGTTACCATTATGCCTGACGACACTCAACCAACCAAGCCTGTTAAACAGCAGCAAAGCGTTCCCGCCAAGAAAACAGAACAAGAAGCGTCATAATGTACTTGATTGCTTGCTCTGCCTTATTTGCATTAGCGTCGATACATAAACCTATCAGACACGAATGCTTAATAATTTCTGCTATCTCGATAGCAACGGGAATATTGCCTTTGATTCTATCGGCTGATGGTAATGTCATTTACTGGCTTAGAGCAGCAATCACAACATTAGGTGCCGTGGCGCTTTGTCGTCGCCGTACTTTGTTCGGTTTCTATCAAGCGTCAATATATGCAATGACACTGGCAGCCTATGCCGCACTTGCTTATGATGTTGCTCAATACAATTTATGGGCCCAAGCTGGATATACTGGCTTAGGGCCTATTTTTTTAGTCTGGGGCGAAAGATACGGGAGTTTGATTTATGGATTGGTTACTTGCCAGTTTGCAGCATTTTTACCAATCATATGGACTTTTGTTCGCCCTTATATTTCAATTTTTAATAATAGTGCTTCAAATCTATTTTGGGGTAAAGGGAGTTTCAAACGATGAGATCGCTAAACGATGTTGGAAATGTGGGTCTTTACAGCGGCGGGACGATGGGGGCGGCGACAGCGACAGCTAGCATTACTGACGTTATCACACAAAACTCAGTATTGATTGGTATAACGCTTACTGCGGTGTCTATTGTTATTGGTATCGTGTTTAAGGCCATTGGCACGTATCATGACATTAAGCATAAGCGGATACTTGAGCAGCAAGATGCGGAGTACAAAAAGTATTTAATGAGCAAGTAGGTGATAGCCGCTAATGTTGTATAGCGGCTATTAGTTTTACCCTGTAATTATATCACTATTTAGATTTACCCGCCGCTATACCGAACTAACTAAAGCCCCGCAACTTCAAACGAACCGATTTTATTATCCTGGCAAAGCGTAGCAATTGCGCCAAGGGTCTTAAATACTCGAACGCCATTTCTAGCGCTTGGCAATACATTACCCCCGCGAGATATTGACCACCCTGCGATATCATTGCCCGTCATCACGGGAGAAGCTGTAACCGGCTCTGTAGAGCTAAAAAAATCATCACGGCCATCTTCATAATCTTGTCTTGTCATTATCTTATCCAATTAGTTAAATTTCTACCGTAACAATAACACATTACCACGCGATTGCAATAGCGCTATATTATCATGACCAATCAACATCCATAAAGTTAAGCGACTCCGCTTCGCGAGGGGCGTAAACCATCATTACAGCATCAGCCAGGTTTGGTGAAGGCTGATCATCTGGAGCTTTATCTACTGTCATTTTTGGAGAACCTTTCTTTTTCTTTGGTCTTGCTAGCTCTTCCTTTAAATCCTCCAGGTATGAACAATTAGGATCAATGGATATCAATTCATCTTTGTCGTATTCTGCTGCACCAGTAACAGCTTGATGGGTTTTCCTAAATCTCTCACGCAATGACCACCATGATTGAGCCTTGTAGTTTGAGAAAAACTTTCCGTTAGTGATACCTTTTGAGTCGCCAACAGGATCGATAAAGAAGTCATCCTTATAAATCACCTCACCCGAGCCATAAAATGCTGACACCTGTAACTTATCCATATCAGCAGACTCTCTATCCTCGTTAATATTTCTTGCATCACCGCGAACGCCTGCCCCCATGCCGTCAGCATCATAAAGCAGTTCGTATATCCCTCGCTCGATACAGTTATCAAATGCAAGCTCTACAGTCGCATAAATATCACCTGTGACTTTACCTTTCCACTTATGGACATCGCGTAATATAAGCCCATCTGTGAATGATTGCGCGTTTTCATCTTTGCCAAGGTCTGCCACGTCAAGCGCTGAGTTGCTTAAGCCTGTCATATCGAATCCAAGCACTTCATGCGCGTTAACTGCTGATTCAATCCATGACCGCTTGATTAGCGAACTGTCATCATCGTTGGTTGGAATGCCAAGGTAAATATGATTATATGCATCAAGGTCAACCGCTTTTAATCGCTCTGCCTTACGCTTGGCTGTATCCGAAAGAAATGGGTTCTCTGGATAGTTTATGTGCCTTATCAGGCAGTCATCGCCAAGAAGCTTGGGTAATTTAATTTGCACAAAATCAGTAACAGTATCGGGGTTCCATAATATCCAAGTTTCCGAACCGTTAGCACGAATTGTTGGGTCGATTACCGCCCACTGAGCTTCCGTTAATCCCTCACCCTCCTCAATCCAGCATATGTCTACGCCCTCAGTTCCTTTGATGTCATTTAGGTTTCTAGCCATACCATAGAATAAAAACTCACTACCGGTTGTCTTGTGCTTGATTGACGATACACCAATGTCGAACTCATCCTGCCATCCTGCCGCCTCTATTTTTTCTTTGATGACCGTATATACCGAATCACTAATACGGTTTTGAAACTGGCGAATGCACAAAAAACGAACTGAATAGTTACGAGCTAAAAAAGCGGCCATCCCTGCCGCGTCGTGTGTCTTGCCTGAAAATCGGCCACCCTTTAAAAGCTTGTATGGCTTACGGGTGCGCCAAAAAGATTTTAGGTTAGGGTTTAGTTGGTACATTGGCATCCTCAGAGTAAAAATCGTCTAAAGTTTTTCCAACTGCTATTGTGCCGCTATGCTCGATTTTAACTACATCAAACCCGACTAGCTTAGCCTTACTCATAACGCTTGAGACAGCCGCAGAGCATTGCGGAGTTTCAAGGCTCAGTGCGACCGCTTTAATTTCGTTTAACTCAGCCATGAGGCTGTCAATTGTCACACCATGCCTTGCGCCTGATATTTCCTGCAACTCTTTGTACCTAGCCAAGACCTCGCCCACTTTTGACAGTGCAGAGGCTTTGTTGTTTACAGTGGCTTCCTTCCATCTTAGTGATGCAGGAAATGCTATTTTATATGCCGCTGTCTTGTTATCTAGCTCATGCCACTTCTGCACAAACGTTTCATATTTTGATTTTTCTAACGCCGCCATGATATGCACCTATCCTATAAATACTTCCAATAAAACATAAACTCAGTATAACGAAATTGCTGCTATTAAAAAAGCGCCTATACTGCAAGACGCTAGAATACAAAAAGCGCCTCGGTGGGCGCTTAGTGTTTTATGGTGATTACTGGCGTTTAGCTTTCCCCAAATTCATCGTCGTCACCGAATCCGACATCATCGTCGTCATTAGCTTGTGACATCCAGTGTGGGGAATCCTTATCTACTTCGCTTTGTCGCTTAGTTTTAGTAGTTGATTTGATATCTCCGTCATCGCTAGAAAGTAATTCACCTTCAATTGCTTCCGCTTCGATCGATTCGGTTTGCTTGTTCTGTTCGGTTTCCGTGATGTCCTCGCCTGTGTCTTGGTCATAAATTGGTTCGTCCTTTTTTGCGCTAACCGAATTAATACGATCTTTATGCTTAATGTTCAATGCAATGATTTCAGCCTTTGAGCCGTCCCATGTGCCATTAGCTTGCATTTCTTCGCGGATACTGCCACAAGACTGCTTGAGCTCATCAAGGTTTACGCATTCTGCCATGATGACATCAATGTCAGTAAGGTTGACGCTTGGTCGTGGTGTAATGTCACGTTCTTGTGCTGGTGAATTGCTGCCGCCATTACTGCGAATGCGACCAGCTTCGTCGTCATCGATAACTTCGCTGATGCCGAATGCTTTTCGCACGCACTGGCCAAGAGACTTTCCTGCAAGCATACGCTTTCTAAACTTTTTCCATGCTGCGCTATTAGGCTGAAACGCTTCGTCCATATATTCAGTGTGTGGAGTTGGGAATTTGCGGCCCTTAACATATATCTTAGTTAATACGCTTTCTAATTCGCCCTTATCATTAAAGTTGTCAAATT